AAAAAAGAACGTGAACGTAGAGCAAGAAACAAATGAAAATAATTGAACTATTGGATGGCAGCACCTGGGATAGGGCTACCATCCTTGAAAAGATGCAGGACGATTCGTTTTACTACGGGCATCTTGCAAAACACGCCTTGTCCTCGTCCGCTTGTAAGCTGCTTCTTTCCTCACCTAAAACGTACCACTACGTTACCAAGTACGGGCAGGACGATTCCGATGCTTTCACGGTAGGACGATTGGTTCACCTAATGGCTCTGGAGCCGCACCGGGTAGCCGAGTACGACATTATCGACGTGCAGTCCAAGAATACGAATATGTGGAAGGATGCCAAAGCAAGAGGCGGGCAAATAATTACCAAAAAGGAATACAACGAAGCCCGAAGGATTGCCGATGCGTTATTGCGTAATGAACACGTATTGGGATATATTCAAGGTTGCGAGTTCGAGGTTCCTGCCGTTGGTGTTATTGAGGGGTTGCCCTTCCGGGCAAAGGCGGATATTTTAGGTAACAACTTTATTGCTGACCTTAAAACCACAACCGACCTCCGTGCGTTTCCTTACTCCGCAAAGAAGTATGGCTACGACCTCCAAGCGTTTATTTACACCCGCTTGTTCGGAGTGCCTATTGATAAGTTTATATTTATTGCCGTAGACAAGGCATCTTTGGATATTGGTATTTACACCGTATCCCCGGAGTTTGTAGCGATAGGTGAGCAGAAAGCGCACGAGGCGATTGAATTGTACAAGGAGTTCTTTATGGGAAATGACAACCCAGAGCTTGACAACTATACTATCATCGGTCAACTTTGATATTGACAAGGGGAAGCCGAAAACCTTTTAGAGTAGGCAACTAATAAATTTCGTATTATGAACGAAATAAAAATTGGTGAGGCAAAAATGATTCAAGCAAAAGAATTGTGCTTCACGCTTGGAAACCGTGAGGTCTACGATTCTCACATTGGAAAGTTTGAAACCCTGCTTACAGAGTACGGTTTTATGGACGCCTTGAAAGTTGTTCCCGGAGACGGGTGCTACCAGATTGTAGAAGGCCAACACCGCTTTGAGGCGGGCAAGCGTCTTGGAATGAATGAATTTCCTTGCTACGTTATTGATTGGTTAGATGGCTGCGATGATGACGAAATACAAAATATCATTATATCGCTAAATGCCAACAACAAGGTCTGGACTATTTACGACTTTGTAAAGAGTTTTGCTGACCGTGGAAGCGACGAGTACAAGAAACTAAAAGAGCGGATGATTCAATACCGGGATACGTTATCTAATGGTGTTGTAGCGTCTTGCCATACCGGGCGAGCAAGAGGCCATTCAATAATCCGAGAAGGAAACTTCAAGAACTTAAACAGTGATTTTAGCGAATGGCTGTTAATGCGATTGCATCAAGTGGTAATATCCGATGGGAAGAAAAATTTTCCATCCCGTTTGCTTTCAATCTTTGTTGCGTGCGTCTGGAACTTGGATAACGATACAAGGTTAATCAATAACCTAATTCACGAAATGCGTAAACTTGTAGCAAGCGGCAACAAGGTTCCGGATGGTGAGCAGGCTTTGCAGGATTGGATTAACAAGATGATTGAAATTATCCGTGAAGAAAACTAATACAATGAAACCCTTACAAATGGACAAGGCAATCAGAGACGTTGTAGTTCTGTGCGTACTTTGCGTTACGCTTGGATGCTTTATTGGATTTTACTTTTATGAATATATTTAGTATGAAAATAGACCATATCGCACATTTTTGGGCAGGGATGGCAATCCTTGCTGTTACGGGTAGCTGGCCGATTCTTATCGCAGCAGCATTCGGCAGAGAATTAAAAGGAATCCTACTCGACGGCCGCAGGGACTATAACGATAGCGTTTGGGACGTTGTGTACACTTTGGTTGGTGGCGTAGCCGCAATGGTAGGTAAATTATTCTTTACCTTATGAAAGCCGTATTGGAGTTCACGCTCCCTGACGAGGAACCCGAATTTATGGAAGCCGTCAACGGAGGAATGTTTAAGCACGTACTTTGGAAGATTGACCAAGACCTGCGAGGTAAGTTGAAGTATGAAACCTTGACGGACTGCGAGTATAAATGCTACGAGTTGATACGCAAAGATTTGCATCGGCTACTTCAAGCAAATAATCTTACCATAGAATGAGAACACAAATTCAAGAGTTGATGGCTCTTTATCAAATGATTGACGAAATCGGTCAAATTATAGATTCCGAGAATAGCGGCCTATCCGCAGAGCAAAGGTTAAACGAGATTGAAACAACAATTAGAAATTATTTCAAGAATGACGCCAGTTGAAGAGTTGTTCCGTTTGCTTTGGGATACGCCCAAGGATAAGTTCACTTGGTTTACTATTCGTAAACAAATGATGGAAAAAGAGAAAGAGGCGCTAAGTACGGCATTCCACACGGACAGGCCATCGCTATCTCTGTACGAGAATGGTAGTGCTTTTGAGGAGTGGTACAACGAAACCTTTGATAATCAAAAGTTCTAAAATGAAAGACCAGTTTATGCGGATAGCAATGGCCCGGTTAAAGTCCATCTATCCATTCAAGCCCCAACGCAGAGCAGTTGCAGCAAAGATGTGGGTTAAGTTCTTGGCAAGACAATGAAGAATCACACTAAGGTTTACCTAAAGGCAATGGGATTGTCGGCTTTAGAATTTATCCCTTGTGAGGTCTGCAACAGGCGAGCCGTAGACATCCATCACATCGAACCCCGTGGTATGGGTGGCAGTAAACTTATGGATACCCCAGAGAACTTAATGGCCTTGTGCCGGGAATGTCACCACGAAGCAGACTTTGGTGTTGAATTGTCAAAAGATTTCCTAAAAGCCGTACACCTAAAAAAGCTCAACAAATGATTCACATCATTACACCGTGTTCCCGCCCTGGGAACTTAACAACAATCAAACAAACCATCCCGGAGGATTGCAGTTGGACGGTAGTCGTTGACGAGAAAGCAACAGGCGAGTTCCCAAACGGAATTACTTACCTACGCCCAAACGTATCCGGTAGTTGGGGTCATCCACTACGAAACGTCGGTATGGAGTTTATATTGGCATTAAGAGCCAAAAGAAGCGATTACATCTACTTTCTCGACGATGACAATATCATACACCCAGATTGGTACGAAGCCGTTAAAAACGAATCCTATCCGTTTATCACTTGGGGACAAGTATTCAAGAATGGCCAACCAAGATTACACCCAACCAAAGAACCAAGAGTAGGGACAATAGATACCGCCTCGTTTATGGTTCGTTGCGATGCAATCGGTGATGTGAGATTCGGAAACGAATACGAAGCAGATGGCTTATTCGCTCAACAAATGGCTAAATGGAATACCAAGACGCTCAATGCCTATCTTTGTTACTATAACTATTTGCAATGAAAATACTTTGCCTTGGAGACCAGAACTCCGGCGTGGTGTACCACCGGATTTACAAGCCCTTCACTCTGTTAAAGGAGAAAGGGCTTTTAGATTTTCAGATACTCAACTACAAACAGCCAATACCGGAAGCCGATTGGGAGGACGTTACCCACGTTATCTTTTCCCGTGCGCTTCCGTTCTCCGGTGAATCCTTTGCTAACTTCTTTGCTATTTGCAAAGCAACGGGCAAGAAGGTTATTATTGATAATGACGATTGGTGGCACTTGGCGTTAGACCACCCCTCCAAAGTCACCTACGACAAAGCAGGACTCGAACACCGCATACGAAACTCTATGTACTTCGCAGACGAGGTATGGACTACGCAGAAGTATTTAGCCGATAAAATCAAGAAGCTAAATAAAAACGTAGTTATCATTCCGAACGGACTTGACCCAGCAGACCCACAATGGCAAATCACACGGGAGCCTTCGGAAGAAATGCGCTTCGGTTACGTTGCAGGCATAAGTCACCTCCCAGACCTATTGCAAAACAATATCGACCTATCAACGGTTGAATCTTACGTTGCCGATATTGGTGGCTACGTTGAGGCAAGCCGAGCAAGATACAAGCTCCAAACAATGCCACCGAACGAATACGGAGCAATGTACCAAGCCTTTGACGTTGCACTCGCTCCACTTATCCCAAGTGAGTTTAATCGCTGCAAATCGAATCTAAAGATGGTTGAGGCGGGATTCGCTGGTTGTGCGTTAGTTATTAGTGACGTAGCACCATACGCCCAACACCTAACAGAAAAGAACTGCATTAAGGTTGCTCATAAAGGCGACTGGAACAAAGCAATACGAGAACTAACAATAGACAAAGCGTTTGATATTGCGATGCAACTGCACGAGGATATGACAACCAACTTCAACATCCACGACTTTAACGATATTAGATTAGAACGTTTATGCAAATAGTACCAATTACCCAAGTGGTTCCCAATACGAGCAACCCAAGAATTATCAAAGACGATAAATTCAAAAAGCTCGTAAAGTCAATCAAGGAATTTCCCGAAATGCTAAACCTTCGTCCTATTGTTGTGGACAAGGATATGGTGGTACTCGGTGGGAATATGCGACTAAAGGCGTGCCAAGCCGCAGGGCTTACCGAGGTGTCGATTATTGTTGCTGACCAACTAACGCCAGAGCAACAGGCGGAGTTCATAATCAAAGACAACGTTGGCTTCGGTGAATGGGACTGGGATATTCTGGCGAACGAATGGGATGCCGAGTTATTGCAGGACTGGGGTCTCGAATTGCCGTTTGACAACACACCCGTACTCGAAGCGGAGGAAGATGATTACGAAGCACCATCCGAAATAAAAACAGACATCGTATTAGGTGACCTTATCGAAATAGGTCAGCACCGACTTCTATGCGGAGATTCTACCGATAGCGATGCAGTCGCAAGACTTATGAATGGCGAGAATGCCGATATGGTATTTACCGACCCGCCTTATGGAATGAATGCGGTAAGTAAGTCGGGTGTATTAAAAGAAAGATACGGTTCAGACATTTTAGGGGATAGCGATACCAACGCAGCTAAGGATTCGTTTAATCTTATTTATTCCCTTTATCCAGACGCTTTGCATATATGGTGGGGAGCCAATTATTACTCATCGTGTTTGCCAGACTCCGAGTGCTGGATTGTTTGGGATAAGAATAATGGTGGGAGCGACCAAACCGATTGTGAGCTGGCTTGGTCTAACGCCAGAAGCGTTGTTCGTCAATACACAAAAGCATCTGAAAAAACAAACAGGGTACACCCGACCCAGAAACCAGTTGACTTAATTTCGTGGGCATTAAACAAGTTTTGTGAAAACGCCAAGCTAATTGGTGACTTTTTTCTTGGTAGTGGAGCCACAATGGTAGCAGCACACCAACTCAACCGCAAATGCTTTGGTATGGAACTTGACCCAAAGTATTGCCAAGTAATTGTAGACCGAATGCACAAGCTCGACCCATCCCTTGAAATCAAAATAAACGGAAAGCCTTATGACAAGTAGTGACATCCATAAAAAGGCAATGCTCGATGCGTTGGAGAAATCTTTAGGGGTTGTGACCTCCGCTTGCAAGAGCGTTGACATCGCAAGGGAAACCCACTATCGTTGGATGCGTGAAGACCCAGAATATAAAGCAGCAGTCGATTCAATCGCAGACGTTGCTATTGACTTTGCAGAAAGCCAGTTACACAAACAAATCAAAGAGGGTAACTCCACCGCAACCATTTTCTTTCTCAAGACCAAGGGGAAGAAGCGTGGCTACGTTGAGCGTCAGGAAATCGATGCGGTAGGCGGTAAGTTATTCCAAATAGAGGTACTTGGAGAAGATACGAACGAATAAGGTATTTAACCACCTGCAACGCAGCAAGAAGAAGATTGTTGTTGAGCAAGGCGGTACACGGAGTGGGAAAACTTACAATATCCTGCTCTGGATTATTTTTGAATATACCTACCGAAATACAGGCAAGACCATCACCATTTGCCGTAAGTCGTTCCCCTCGCTTCGGGCTTCGGTTATGCGGGACTTTCTTGATATCCTACGTGCCTACGAATTGTACAACGAGGACTACCATAACAAGTCAAGCAACGAATACCACCTAAACGGGAACCTTGTTGAGTTTATTTCACTTGACCAGCCCCAGAAGATACGTGGCCGTAAACGGAACTTGCTTTACATAAACGAGGGTAACGAGTTGTTTTACGAGGATTGGCAGCAGTTGGTATTTCGTACCGATGGGCGTATCATTATTGACTACAACCCCTCCGATTCGTTTCACTGGATTTACGACCGAGTTATACCCCGTGAGGACTGCGACTTTTACCAAACAACCTACAAGGACAACCCGTTCCTTGACAAGTCGATTGTTGACGAAATCGAACGCCTACGAGACACAGACGAGGACTACTGGCGTATCTACGGCTTGGGTGAGCGTGGAATGTCAAGAGCGACCATCTTTCAGTTCGGGCAGGCCGAAATACCAACAGAAGCGAAACTTATATCCTATGGACTTGACTTTGGTTACACCAACGACCCAACAGCACTCGTGGCCGTTTACCAGTTGGACAACCACCTATACCTTGACGAACTCATTTACCGAACTGGACTCACAAACCGAGACATTCATTCCCATTTTCAGTCGTTCAGTTTAGACAGGCGAGACGAAATCTTTGCCGATAGCGCAGAGCCAAAGTCTATTGACGAGCTGCACCGCTTCGGGTGGAACGTAAAACCAACTGTAAAGGGAGCCGACTCGGTAAACGCAGGAATTGATATTCTAAAACGGCATAAGCTATTCGTAACGCCACGGAGCAGCAACCTAATAAAAGAACTCCAGAATTACAAATGGGTTGAGGATAAAAACGGAAACCTTCTTAATAAGCCGATTAGTGCATTCGACCACGGAATCGATGCTGCACGCTATGCGGTAGCCAATAAGCTCTCTAAACCAAACTACGGTAGGTATTCTATCCGTTGAGTTATTTACTTATGGAACTGAAATTAGTAGTACCAACTTCGTTAGACGAAATCACGCTCGAACAATATCAGCGATTCGCTCGTATTGAGGGAGAAGGTGAGTTCAAGCAAATGAAGATGCTTGAAATCTTTTGCGGAGTTCCATTTTCAGACCTTCCCAACGTGCGGTTGGTGGATGCGGTAAACGTATTGCAACAGCTTACAAAGACCCTATCCGAGAAGCCCGGATTAACTAAATTCTTTGAACTCAACGAGGTTAAATACGGATTCATTCCAGCACTCAACGAAATTTCATTGGGTGAGTTTGTTGACCTTGATTCATACTTATCCGATTGGGCAACGATGCACCGTGCAATGGCTGTACTGTACCGCCCGGTTGTAAAGGAGAAAGGTGAGCGTTACGATATTGAGAAATACGAAGCAACAGACGAACGAGACGAAATAATGAAGCAGATGCCCGCTTCGGTAGTGCTTGGTGCGCTGGTTTTTTTTTATCGTTTAGGGAACGTATTAGCGGCGCATACCCTTCGCTCTTTGGAGAAAGAAGTGAAAACCCATACACCAGAGAAGCCCAGTTTGGACAGCGATGGGGATGGTATCAATCAATCTATGCGCTTGCTCAAGGAGATGTCCTTAAATTTGGAGACGTTACTAAACTTCCAATAAACCAGGCATTAACCTACCTAACATTCGAGAAAGAGAAAAACGATATTGAAATTTCAATGATTAAAAAATGAGAAGTTTTTATTTAGCCACCGAAAAGATTAACGAATACCTATCCTCGCACCCATTGGTGAAGGTTGTTACGTTTGGGGATATTTTCGACGTTGACCTTAACAAGCAGACCATCTTCCCGTTGGCGCATATTATGGTTAACCAAGCAACATTCGCAGACCACGTAATACGATTCAACGTATCGGTGTTGTGTATGGATATTGTGGATGAGACCAAGCAGGATATTAGAGACCAAAACGAGCCGTTTTTCGGAGTGGATAACCAGCAGGATATTTTGAATACGACCCTGGCTATCTTGAACGGATTGCAATCGCAGTTGCGCCGTGGCACGTTGTACACGGAAAAGTACGAGATTGAAGGCGATATTGTTTGCGAACCGTTTACCGAGCGATTCGAGAACTTGCTTACCGGGTGGAACCTGACCTTTGACTTGATTGTACCCAATACGGAAATTTCTATCTGCTGATGTCCCGCCAACAACTCGTACAAGCCGCATTAACGACGTTTGCAAAGCGTGTAATTCAACAAGCGAAGCAGAACCTCACCAAGAAGAAAAAGAACAGCACAAAGGAGTTGTACAATTCTTTGGATTACGACTTGGCAGTTGGCCCTAATTCGTTCTCGCTTACGTTCTCAATGGAGGACTATGGTGAGTACCAAGACAAGGGAGTAAGTGGCGTAAAACGCAAGTTTAACACTCCGTACAAATACACAAATAAGATGCCACCACCAAAGGCATTTGCAAACTGGGTAGTGCGTAAGGGGTTGCAAGGCGTTCGGGATAAGAACGGAAGATTTATACCCCGCAAGAGCTTGCAATGGGCAATAGCAAAGTCGGTGTACAACAACGGCATCAAGCCGAGTTACTTTTTCAGTTCGCCATTCAAAGTAAACTTCAAGAAACTACCGCAGGAAATAGTACAAGCGTTTGAACTTACCCCTGATGACTTCCAAGCATTCACACGTAAATAATGGGACTACCAATAGCCGCCTATCCGACCTCGTTGCAATTTACAAGGTCTCCGATATTTATCACCTTAAGCAAAGGCACAGCCGTTAACGACGGCCTTGTTAGTGCTACGCTTACCCTGCGTATCTTTCAAGGTAGCAGCGCAACAAGCCCAACGGCGGACTACACGTTAATCAAAAGCTCGATTAACGACGAACCTATTGTGTTTGAAATCAGCGAGTTAATACGTGAGAAAATTACAACCGTATTAAAGAACGATGCTATTAGCGATTGGGAAACAGCAACAACCGAAGACGTATGGTGCAAGTTCACTATATCCTCGGACTACGTGGATGCGGGAACGCCCGCAAGCGGCCTAATTGTAAGCAATCAATCGTTCCTATGTACGGACGGCTGGCTGCCGTTTACAACGCAATCAGGGGGTATCGTTGCGGGTGCTGGTTTAATCACCAACCGCACCATTCAAGTAATGGAGGGATATGAGCAATCCTTGCCCGCCTTGTACGACGCCAATACAGACCTTAACGGAGTGCTGTACAACGTGAATGGTACGGACTATTTTTACGTTCTATCCGACGAGCTGGGATTCTCAAACACAAGCACCGAATCCACCCAAAAGATTATTTATATTCCCGCTGGCACGAATAGCGTAGATTCTTTCTTGGGTGTTGAACCGATTGAGGACTACACTATTTCATTGATTAGCGATAGCGCAGCAGTCAACTACAAAGCACGGGTAGAAGCCGACGGCGGTACGTGCGAAGGATTTGGTTGTTTGCGTGAGGCACTTGCTGAATTGGGTTACGAGGAGAACGCTACCGATTACAATTACGAATTGGTTTGCGAACCCAAGTACACGCCGGTACGTGTTACCTTCATTAACCGATACGGAGTAAGCGATTACCTGACTTGCTTCAAAGTTTCCACCCGAAGCGGAAACTTCACACGGGAAAGTTATATGCCGCAGTTGCCACGTCCTTACGACGTAACGCAGCAGTTGCAATACCGTAACTTTGACGTCAACAGCCGAGAAACGATTACCGTAAACACCGGATGGGTAGACGAGAATTACGACGATGTTATCCGTGAGCTTTTAATGAGCGAAAAGGTATCCTTGTTGTACGATGGGCAGGAGTTTACTGCCAACCCAACCGACGGAGGTGTTGAATACTTTAAGGAGGTGAACGCCAAAATGATTAACTACACCTTGACGTTTGAGATTGCTTGGAACATTAGGAACAACATTCGATGAAAAATAAGGTAACGCTATTTGTAGGGGACGAGGAACTTGATATGTTCGGGGATGAGGATATTGTAATTAACCTATCCGTACAAAACATTCAAGATATAAGCAAGGTATTTACCGACTTCACGCAGGGATTCAGCGTTCCGGCTACGCCAAGGAATAACGCTATATTCTCGCATTACTACCGCACGGATATTGTTGGCGGTGCGGACTACCGATTGCGTGCCGAGGGCTACATTGAAATTAACGGCCTGCTATTCCGTTACGGGTCTATTGAATTGGAAGGTGTACAGATGCGCCAAAATGCTCCATACGCTTACGATATTACGTTCTATGGGCTATTGGTGAATCTTACGGACTTGTTTGGGGATGATTATTTATACGACCTTGAACCCCTTTCAACTCACAATTTAGATTACACCCCCAACAATGTTTATACGGGCTTGCGTGGACGTACGTTGTATCCGATTGTTTTTCCGTTAATCACAGCGCAGGACGTTTGGTTTTACGAAAGTGATAACACCAAGACCGACCCGAACAATATATACTTTCACAGCATAAACCAAAAGCACGGGGTTCAATACTACGACTTGAAGCCCGCCATTACTATTGAGGCGATTATTAACGCTATTGAACTTAAGTACGACATTAACATAAGCGAATCGGGTATTGAGGACTACGAGAACTTGTATATGTGGTGTCACCGCCGGGCTGGGTATATGTATAAGGATATTCCGAATGCTATGCGGTGGGTTGCGTTAATTGCACCGACCCCGTATGCTGTAATTGCAACTGATTGGTGGAATTATGCAAATAGCACGTTTACCCCACAAGGAATAACTGGTTCCGGGAATGTTTACGATATGATTATTTCGGTAGACGTTGGGGCTTATGCCAATGATTACACGGTGGGTGTTTTCGTTGACGAGGTATTGGTGGCGCAGCAAGTCGAAAACGGAAGTGCTGTTTTAGTATTCTCACAAATACCGGTAACTAACAATTCGGTTGTGTATTTTGCTTTTAAGCAATCCACCAACGAAACGACTACCTGCACAGTTGACGAAGTGGCGATACAATTATCTTTTTCGCCGAACACGCAATATGTTTCAGCATACAACCCCGGAGCGCAATCAGCGATTGCTGTTATAGATATACCTTCTTTGATGCCAGAGCAAAAGGTTTCCGACTTCTTGGCTTCGCTGTGCAAGATGTTTAATCTGGTTATTATTCCGATAAACGATAGGGAGTTTGAATTAAAACCACTCAAAGATTGGTATGCAGCAGGAACGGATGTTGACCTATCCCAATACTTTGATATTACAGAAAGCCAAGTAGAGCGTCCACAACTTTACAAGCAGATTCAATTCCAATACAACGAGACCGGCGCAATTACCGGAGAGGAATACCGACTAACTAACGACGTTGGTTATGGCGATTTGCGCTCGGAGTTTGTGTTCGATACCGACGAGGAGTTGACGGTGCAACCGCAATTTGACCAGATGCTTTTCACCCGGTTAACCGACCAAGACGGAGGAGCGTTAACAAAATTGTTAGCAGGATACGCAGTAACCCGTGAGTTGGAAACGTATTTAGGGCAACCCTTTTTATTCTATGTTAACTCCCCGGTAACTGTTAGCCCTGCAACATTATCGTTTCTCGACCCGACAAATACGATTACCGGGCACGACGCCGTATCCGTTACAACCGTTGTGTACGCAAACGCATCCAATAAAAATACAAACACCGCATTAACCTATTCGTTAAACTACGGAGCCGACCTCGACCCGTGGTTTTTTGAATCAGTAAACAATTCGCTCTACAATACTTATTGGAGTGATTATGTTACTGACTTGTACGACCCTTCCCGTCGATTGGTACGCATTCCTGCTATATTGCCTTTGGGCAAGATTCTAAATTTCGACCTACGAAATAAGTTAATTTGGAACGGCGAAAGGTGGATTGTGAACAACGTACAGATTAACCTTACCACGGGCAAGGCAGAGTTTGAACTATTAAATGATGTATGAGGGAATCTTATTTGAGTTATTTGATTGAGGTGCTTAATAGCCAACCATATGTTGGTGTTAGCCACGAAATCGAAATTGCAAAAGGAACGTATAAGCTTACGGAAGATAAAATTCAAGAAGGGTTAAAGGAATGGCGGTTGTCGAAACTATAAAAATCCAAGGGGACGGAACCGAATTAGATTCGACCCTTGATAAACTAACCAAGAGCATTGAGGAGTTAAACAACTCTATCAAGAGCGTAGGTGTAGAAAGCAAAAAGGCGTTTGACAAAACCGAACAGAGCGTTGAAGGTGTACGCAAGGAAACCGAGAAAACCAACAACTCTTTTAAGGAACTTGCCAATAGCGCAAAAGGACTGGCGTTGGTATCCGTTGCGATGGATACGGCCAAAGAAGCGTTTACCGCTAACCAAGCCGTTGTGGACGTGTTTAACACGGCTCTTGGTGCAATTCAATTAAGCGTATCCCGAATCTTTGATTCCATTACAAAGGGTACTGCTCTTAATCTTGGTAGCGTTATTTCCGATTCACGTGAAATTGTGGAATTGGAGAAGCAAGGTGCGTTAGCATCCGCACGGCGTACCGAAGTCCAGTTGGAATATCAGTTGCTTGCGGAACAAGCCCGACAAGAGCGAGATAACGAGTTCAATAGCATCAATTCAAGAATCGAGGCAAACGATATTCTAAATGATATTTTAACCGAGCAGCTGCAAAAGGAAAAGGCACTTGTTGAACAAGTCGTAGCAGCAGCCCAAGCACAATACGCTAAAATACCAAGTATCGAGAACGAGGTTGCTTTAATCCAAGCCCGCACCGAGTTGGTAGATATTGAGGAACGGGTTGCAGGGCAACGCTCGGAGTTCCTTATGAATCAGATGTCCCTTAATCGGGAAATGATAACCTACAACGAGTTAATCCAAAAGAACGGAGAAATTATTGAGGGTGAATATGTAACCATATCACGGATTGAGGAAAATCGTCGTAAGGCGTTAGACAATGAATACAATCAGCAGGTTAAGATTCTTGATATCGAAATAGAAATTGCCCGTCAACGATTAGCAAACGCAGCAGAGGGTACGGTAGCACAGCAGGAGGCATACGATGCTTATTTGCAGTTAATGAATGAGCGTTCACAGACGGATGCTCAATACGCACGGGATAGCAAGGCACTTGACCAAGAGGTTACAGCAGCAAGATTCCAATTAGCAAAAGACGGACTTGCAGCAATAGGTGCGTTATCAGCAGCATTTGCAGGAGACGATGAGGCGTCAAAGAAACGCCAATTCGAGTTCCAAAAGAAACTTTCTCTTGCATCAGCTGTGGTATCCGGAGTGGAGTCGGTACAAAACGCATACAAGACCGCACAAGCCTCGCCGTTTACTGCCGTCTTCCCCGGTTACCCGTTGGTACAAGCAGGACTTGCCGCAGCATTTGCCGGGGCGCAAGTGGCAACAATCGCAAGAACACAATTCGAATCCCCCGATACAAACATTGATACCGGTGGAGGTGGATTCGGTGCGCCTGCTGAATCGCAGATGACCCCACAATTCAATATCGTTGGGCGTTCTGGAATTAACCAATTAGCGGAATCCGTAAACGCAAGAAACCAACAACCCATCCAAGCATACGTTGTAGCGGGTGAGGTTACCAACGCACAACAATTAGCACGACGCAGAGCAAGAACAGCAACATTCGGATAATGAAAAAAGTAATTGAACTTGTCCTTGAGGAAACCGAAGGACTAAACGGCATAAACGCTATTTCCATCGTTGAACACCCAGCGATTGAAGAGAACTTTATCACCCTTGCAAAGGAGTACGAGGTAGAGTTCAAAGCGCAGGACGAGGAGAAGCGTATCTTAATGGGCGCAGCACTTATCCCCAATAAGACCATATACCGTAACCAAGGCGGTGAGGAGTTTTACGTTTACTTTTCAAAGGAGACGGTACGCAAGGCCTCGGAGTTATTCTTGATGCGTGGTTATCAGGGAAACACTACGCTCGAACACGCCGCCGAGTTAAGCGGTTTGTCGGTTGTAGAATCTTGGATTGTTGAAGACCCACAGAAGGACAAGACCGCTATCTACGGAATGGAATTACCCGAAGGTACGTGGATGGTATCTATGAAGGTTAACAACGAAAACATTTGGAATAACTACGTTAAGACCGGACGAGTTAAGGGATTTTCTATTGAGGGGTATTTCGTTGACAAGATGCAAATGGAATCCCACCTTGAACGCATCGAGGAGGAGGAAGCGGAGTTTATGCTCTCTAACATTATCGCCAAGATTAAAAAGGATGGCCGCTTAAAGAGCAAGAAGCGAATCGAAATGGAATCCTATACGGACTACCCAGAAGCGGTACGAAACAATGCAAAGCGAGGAATCGAGTTAAACGAGAAGGGCGGTAACAAATGCGCTACGGCAGTTGGCAAGATTCGAGCGCAACAACTTGCAGACGGCAAACCTATAAGCGTAGAGACCATTACCCGTATGTACTCGTACCTATCCCGTGCGGAAGCGTACTACGACGAGAACGATACGCAAGCTTGCGGCACTATTTCCTATTTGCTATGGGGCGGACTTGCCGCAAAGCGTTGGGCAGAATCTAAACTAAAAGAATTAGGTAAATTATGAAAAAGACCCCAAGCCGTTCCTCCCCCAAAGGGGGCAAGCGTGGATGCCTTTGTAAGGATAATACCTATTCCTCGAAGTGCTGCGATGGTTCGTTGCAAGCACAAGGCGTAGGCGTTACCGTGAAGGTTCCGGTATAAAAATGTAACAATCAATAACTAATCAATTATTTCGAGTATGAAAGCAACAGAAATTTTCCAAAAATTCTTTGCCGAGCTGTCCGCAGTTGAGACCTCCGAAGTTGAGTTGGCTGATTACAAGCTCTATTAC